TTCCGTGTCCGCGATAGCTTTAACTTCTTTCTTGTCCATCACGGACTCCTATGATGTCGTAACCGTTACTGTACCAACGTATGTCGTTGCAACCAAGTAGTTTGGCGTCAAAGGATCATCAAACCCCCTAGACCCACCAACCGGATTCCAACCCCACTGAAAAATTCTACTGCCTTCTGACGGAAACCCAATCACGTTCGTACCGGACTGATAGTAGCTAAGATCTTTACGAGGTTCCCGCAATGCCTGAGGATCGTCAATTGGATACATACCAAGCTGTAGCTGTGGCTGATCCGGCGTCCAGCACTGAGGGCAGACCTTGATGTTGACTAGCTTTGTCTTAACTACTAGCTTTTTGAGATCCTTTAACTTGTACCGAAACCCGCACATGTCGCATTCGGCAATAGCGATCTTGCCAGAGGCGAACCGATTACCCATTAGCTGCTACCGATAAAATACTGTCTAGGTACGAAACGATCCGCTGCTTTTTCCCGATCTTCATCCGCAGCCAACTGCCACTGAGATTCGTACTCAGCCTTTAGCATACCAAGGCGTTGCATTCCCTCAGGAATCTTCATGGCTATATAGTAAGCCAATCCTGCGGTAAGGCAGGGTAAGAAACGGAAGTTCACGTCAGCCGTGTTGACGCCTGTATTAATATTATCTATCCGGCGCAGCCGCCAGTAGACAAATGTGTAATATGGACTGCCACTTGTACCTTGGTCTGGAATAGGCCAGACGGTTATGGTTGGCACCGCCTGTTTGCGGTCAATATAAACTTGGATTGGACGCGCTTGGCTAAGTTTGTTTGGGATAGTTGCGTATGTAGACACGCTGATTCGGGTGATCGTTAAGTCTGATTGAGTGGCAGAGTTGCCTGATCCCGTACGAATTACATGCTCTAGCAAGTCTACCGTGTCCGCCGGTAAGTTGTAGGTTGCCGTGCCTTGGACCAAAGGGATTGAGCCAGACTCAATCGTCCACATGTTGATACCACGATTAGCCCATTCAGCCATCATGATATTGGCGCTACGCCGCGCCGTCCGAAGATCATAACCGGTACGCATCTCACGCCCTGCACGTTCAAACGCTTCTTCAGCGAGTTCCGTGAAGTTCATGTCAAAGTTAGCGACTCCGGAAATTGCCATTATCTAAACCTAGCGGTTTTCTTTGCGATTGTTTTAGGCTGCGCTACAAACTGTTTCCCTGCCGCTTTACCTGCGCGTTTGGCTTTGGTAGTCGCAGCATATTCAGACGGACTCAAACTCTTAATTGCATCTTCTGGCAAGTACCGCTCACCGGTCTTGCTTGACGGCTTACCACTCTTGGTGCGCCACTTCTGGTCGCCCCAGTCTTTAAGAGACTGCTGTGGAGGCTTCAATCTCTATACCCCCCACCAGCCGCCTTGTACTTCTTAGCGACAAGCTGGGCTTTGCGAGCAGACCACTGGCCCGCCCCAGTACCCTGAGTCGCCGCAGCCTTTACTTGGGAGACAATCCGCTTACGAAGACTAGGCTTTGTGTAGTTGCCCGCTTCATTGACGTGCCCACCTTCAGCGTACATAGCGACTTCGTTCGGATCATCCTTGCGGGTGATCGTCTTCTTTCCCGGCATTTTGGATGGGTCAATATTGCCCATGCCACGGCTAGATAGCATTAGCACATCCCGCCGCGTTTGAGCCGAGTTTTGCCACGCTGAGCGCAACCGTCAATTGAGCCGCCCTTCTTCATGCCTTTCATTCCGGCCATTCCGCCTTTAGCCATTTTGCCTACGCCATCAGCCGCAAAATCAGGAACCATCTTCCCGTCTTTTTTGACCATGGTCATACCACCGTCTGCATAACCGTTTTTCATGTCACCACCTTTGGAGAATTTGCGACCTTTATCAGCTTCTGCGTAGTCTTTACCTACGGACTGTGGGATGTGAACTTTTTTAGCAAATGAAGGCGAGTGAGCAATCGCCTCCATAAAGTTGTGCTGTTTCTTGCTGTGGCTAGGCATTACACCATCCTCCCTTTAGTCTTGCCGCGCTGGGCGCAACCGTCTGCGCGACCAACTAGACCACCCTTCTTAAAGGCTGGGATCTTGCCGCCTTTTTTGATTGGAAGTCCTTCCCGTTCAAGCACTTCATCGGTCTTTGGACCGCGTTTCTCACCCACCGGCCTGTCAAACTTATTGTTTGTAGCTCTAAACTCCCCGCTGGCTTTGGGTCGACCGGGAGTAGCACTTCCTTTATTTGGGAAGCGCCTGTTGTCTGGAGTTTGGCGTTTAGATGCTGCACGCTTAGCCGCCTCTGCTGCCACTTCATCAGAAGCATTTTTGGAAGACTTATCAGCGGCTTCTTTGGCGCTTTTGCCAGCGGCTTCAAACTTCTCCTTAGCTTCACGCGCGTCACGCATCGCTTTAGTTTCCCGCAAACCCATCTGTTCCGCAGGTGTTTTTGGCTTTGGCGCTGCTGCGGACGCAGAGAGCCCTTCAACCTTAGCTTTTCGCTCAAATGCGGGAGTCCTAGGTACGCTAATCTCCGGTTTTTCTTCGGGAAATTTACCGGTTCCCTTGCTTCGGAGCGCACCAAAACCAGCACGGGCCATAGCTGGAAGCTTGGAAGCCCCAAGAGCAATGGTCTCAACCGGACCCATCATGGTCTGTTCAACAGCCCCGCTACCAACCCGCTTTAGTCGTTCTACCTCATTCTTATTCTTGGTTTCGACGCTATCGTCGCTATCACCCGCTCCTACATAGCTAGGTTTAGCGGGGGCGGCTGAAGTTTTTTCAGCGGCAGAGGCTGGTGGCTTGGGTTTGGGTTTGCTTACCGGCATCAAAGACTGGCGGTACGCTTCTGCTTTTTTAGAGTTTCCGGTGGATGTGAACGAGTCTACCCCTTCATTACCATCGGCTAGATTATCTGGTCCGTAGGAATAACTATCATACTCGGGCCTCGAAGTCTTACCAGACGATGCGTAATTAGCTCTTTCGTTTGGTCCACCCTTCTCCCGGTCTTTCATTTGCTGGGCGACACTGGGGGTTTCAGTTATTTTTCCGCGACCGGTTTCAACAGGCTTAGTCTCAGCGGGTTTGACGGGTTCAGCTTTTACAGCTCTGGTTTCTTTTTCAACCTTCGGGGGTTGACGGTTTTCAATCGGAGCAGAGGGCTCGTCCGCTGACCTACGCCCACCAAAAAAGTTTTTCAGACTTTCCCAGTTTTTTGCGCCTTGTTCTTTTTGCTTCGCATACTCTTCATCGGTCATGATTGACTCATCACCAAGCGGTCCTCCGCCAGCGCCAAAACGCTTAAATTTCTTGGGCTTTTTCATTTGTGCTGCTCCATAAGCCGATCAATCTTACTTTCAAGACGATCAAGGCGATCAAAGATGCGGTTGATATCCGAATCCAATTGTGTCTTGGTTACGTAATCTTTGGCAATCTCTTCGCGGGTTTTGGTAATCAGCACTTGAAGACGTTTTACCTCGTCCAACATGCCCTTGATGAAAAACCCAGCAATACTGACACCTACTGAAAGTACGGCGTTCCAGATAGTGTGTTCCATGTCCACCTCAACACTTCCATGCCCGAAGGCTTTTGTTAATCCGGGAGTCGGGGTCGTTGGCTGTTTTGGCGCTAGTGAGCTTTTTCTTCATGCCCGACATCCGCGCACAAAATGACTTTTTCCTTGCCCCACCTTCAGGTTGAGGAGGCTTGAGTCCGGGCTTGCCCGGATTGGCAGCGTTATAAGAAGCCCTTCCTTTGGCGTTCAAACCGCCACTCTCGGACTTACCTTCTTTGCGTTGCCATGCAGGGGATTTAGATTTGGTAGCCATTCTGCACCAGCAGGATGCTGAAGTTTGCCGTTACATTGGATAAGTTTGTGGCGGTTGCCCGGACTTCGATGTCTGTTTTTTCCGTAAAACCTACCGGGTAATTCAACGGGATGGTAAAAGCACCGCCGTTTGCGCATCTGCCTTGAATTGTGTTGTCAAAAACCCCGCCCAACGGCCTATGGTACAAACCAATGCTTGTATATGCATTAGCGGTAGTAACACCGGAAGAACAGAGAAAATCAAAAATGTAACCCGTATATCCAGCAGGAACGGTGTAAATACAAGCCGTTGCGCCGCCATCAGC